GGCATACCAGTTGGTCCATTTGCCATAGCATTTGCTAAATAACTATCAAATAAGTTTGCTTTTATTTTTCCATCTAAACCTGTATTAAAATCAGTTCTTATTTTAGATACTCTAGTAGCAAAATTACTTTGTGCAGTTGCATCATTGTTAAATAAGTTAGGTACATCAGTATTTTTTATAACAGTATTGTTAGATAAAGTTATAGACTTAACACCACCTTGAAGTAATTGTTCTAGTTTAAGTAAATCATCTACAACAATCTTTTGTTCATTACCACTAAGACTACTCATATCATTTGGAATAATGCTTTGTAATACAGTAAATGCTTTTTTATTATTGTTAAGTTGTTTAAGTTGTAACTTACCAGTAGCTACTGCATTGTCATTACCCATTGCTGTGTATTTAGCTATATGAGTTTTAATTTCTTTTTCTTTAGCATCTACTATTTTTTTATCAACATTGTTTATTATTAGTGATTGATGTTCATTAGTTAAAATAGTTAATCCATTAGTATATTCTAAGTTTTCTATCTTATCTCTATAATCTAAATACTTTGCTTCTACTTGATACCAATGCTGTTGTTGTTGCGTAGATTTATAAGTATCTATTACTTGTCCAAATTTAGGTTCTAGTTCTTTTAATAATGGTTCTAATCTAGCATTAACTATAGTATTAAATTGTTCTCCTGTTCCATTATCTGCTATAACATTTGCTCTTTCTTCTAAGATAATATTTCTTACAGATGTTTGTACTTCTTTCTCGTACTTATCATAAATATTTTTATCATATGCTTCTTGCATACTTACACTTGGTGCAAACTTACCTACATTTAATTTAGGTATAGGTGCAGGAATCATTTGTTTTATTTCTGTACCATCTTCTAATTTTACTGTTTGCTCTACTTCACTAAAGACTGCATTTTCTGCCGCTTCTTTTCCTATCTTAGTTCCAAAACTTTTTAATTCTTTTAAACCTAAGTCTGCAAATTGTGATGTTAAATTATTTAATTGATTAGCTTGTGTAATAGATGCATCTGCCATTGCCGCAAATCCACCACCTCTATTAACACCTATCTGTTCTGTATATCTAACTTGTTGTGTTTCTTTTTTTAATGCCATACTATACCCATCCTTTTTCTTTAGCTATTGGATATCCTGACATTAATGATCTACCAACAGTTGCTAATTTACCTGATTGATATTTAGCTTCTGCCGCTCTACCTGATAAGTCTGCTTGTTGTACTCCATATAATGCGGCTAATCTTTTTTCATTACCCATTAATTTTATTTTCTCTATGTCTTTTTTAACTACTTCTTTATTAGCTTTAAAGAATGCTCTTGATGATGCTGAATCTGTAGTAATATTCATTGTACTTAACATAGCCCTGTTACTAGATAGTTGAGAAAAATATTTCTTTTTTCTTTCGTTTTCTTGCATTTGTGTTTGTAAATATTCTGCATCAGCTTTAGCTTTATATTGTTTAGCTTGAAACTCAGCTTGTTGTTGCTGGTATCTCATAGCTTGTTTCTGTGCATTGATACTCATCATAGTACCACCTGCTATCAAACCTATTTGAGAAACAGCCGCTAATGTAGATGCTGTTCCAGCAGATGTTCCCATAGCTAAAAATATAGTTGGACTACACATTAATAATATATCTCCGAAGTTATACCTAAGATTCTAACTGGCAAAGGTGCTGATTGAGTAATTGTTAAATTTGGTTCTAAACTATATCCTAATGTGTACACTTCTTTCTTTCCTGTAAAACTTGTTAATCCACTTGATGTATTCAATGTTGTTTCTGTTAGAACTACATCATTTGAATTTATTTGTACATTATAAGTTGAAGACAATTCTATAACACTCTTGCCTATTTTTCTTGGTAATCCTGTTAATTGTCCACCTTGAATGGTTGCATCTATAGGTAATGTTTCTAAATCAATGCTATAATCTAATCCTATATCACAAGCTGTAGTTGGTGTATCAATAGTTACATTTCCACTTCCATCTACTACTCCACTACCATAATAATAAATAGCACCACCCTCAGTTGATCCAGCAGTTGCAAATACAGTTTTACCTACATGAGTAGTTAATCCTGAGAATACTTTGCTAGTAACAAATTGTAAGGTTGTGTTATCTGATTGAGAAACAGATGCATTAATTACTATTGTATATTCTCCACTATTACCAGTAGCAGTTGCAGATTGTATTGTATAAATAGTTCCTGTTCCTCCAAATTGGAATGTTTCTCCTTGACTAGGAGCATTAGTAAATCCATCTGCTATCATTGTAGTTGTACTAGAAATAGCACCATTTACTTTTGGTACACCATGTGGTTGATAAGAACCTGATACTGTTGCGGTTACTGTATAATCTGTAGGTACATCAAAAGCTGTTGATGCTTGTTGTTCTAAACTATAATAAGGAGAACCATTAATAGTTCTTTTAACTGCTGTATATATTCCATTAGTTGTACAAGCTACAGATTCATATTCTCCATCTGTATTCCATTGCATCCATCCTGCTATCTTTTCACTTCTTTGAGAAGTAAAGATTCCTATAGTACCATCTGAATTAACTACAAAATAAAACTGTTCTGTTCTATCAGCTATAGAAGTTAATTTAGCTGTATCACTTGGTGTAGATATCAAATGATTAGATAATAAAGAAATACTATTAGAAGAAAATTCTTCTGCCGCAGTACTATATAAAAACTCTCTAACTGTTTTTCCATTATTTTGTATAAAAATTGTAGCATTATCAAAGATTCTTGGTTTAGCTTTTAACTGAGAACCAAGATTAGATTGACTTACTATTCTTATATCTGTTGGTGTAATAGGTTTAGATACTTGTGGTTTTAAATAAAATTCTCCTGTGCTTGTAAGTATCTGTAATACTTTCCCTGATATTAAATGTCTTATTTCATTTACTTGATCTGATGCTATTTGTATTTGTACTGAATCAGAATCTTCTCCATCTCCTACATCAAAGTTAAAAAAGTCTGCTACCATACTAGCTTGTATTCCATCAGGTAATGCTGTTACTCCACCAAAAAATAATCTTTGTTCATGAAATGTAACTGTATTAGGAAAACCATTAACAGAAGAAAATACTTGTTCATCCCAGTTTCTAGTAGGTGGATGACCAGTAATTAATACTCTAACACCACCACCATCTACAGATTCAGTTGCAGTATCAGAAGAACCAGCAACATAAGTAAAATGATTATCATCTGTAACAGTAATAGTAAATGTACCATTTAAGTTTCCAGTAGCTAAACCATTACCATCTGTATCAAATATATCTTCTGCACCTGATATTGTAATAGAAGCTCCAGTTGTAAATCCATGTGCTACCATAGTAACTTCTACTGTTCCTGAACCTTGTGTAGTTTTAAAAGGATCATCATCTAATTCTATAGAAACATCTGCTAATAGTGTTCCTGTTATAACTGTAGAAGAAGTATATCCTGTAATTAATATTTCTGTTCCATGATATCTTACAATCATTCCAACATAAGCTGATGTCCAGTATGCTGTATTAGTAGTTAATGTTACAGTATTACCTTTAGATGTATTATTAATATCTAATGTAATATCATCATCAGCAAATTTAAAATAAGGTTGATATGTTTGTTCCCCATTGACACTTGTTTCAAAACCAAAAGCTGTTCTTGTAAATGATGTTGCACCTATTCTTTGTATTACTTGTGGTACAAAATCTTGGTGTGTAATTATCATTGTATCGCCTGATTGCGTCATATCCATTTCAAACAAGTCTGCTGTTATCCAAGGACAAGATGATAATGTTGCTACTAAAGTTCCATTAGTAGAATAAATTTTTAATGATTGGTTTTGGAATGCAAAGATATATTCTTGATTTTGATTAAAGATAAATGTTTCTAATCTACTTGTTCCACCTAAGTCTGCTCTTGCTACTGAACCACCTCTTCGTTCAATACCACCTTGGTTTATAGGAATAACATTTCTAGCTTTTTTTAAACCTTGTGCATATGCTGATAAATCAACACGAGATATAATTGTAGGATCAAGTTCCCCTCTTAAAAAACTACTTTGATGTATTCTTTGTCTTGCCATAATTCATTCTATTATGGAGAGGTTGCTGTTATATCATTTAATGCTGTTCTGTTTCTAACATTTCTAAACCTGTCCACATTTAATCTTCTTGTTGTTTGTGCCTGACCATCAGTTGCTTTTGCTATGGCAAGTTGGGCTATTGATCGTTTGTGATACAGTTCTGATAGTTGATCGTTTCTTGCTATTGCACCAGCAAACAAAGACGCCAGTTCGAAAACCAGCGTCTGTTTGAAGTAGGGAGGAAAAATGCTTTCACTAGGTTGAAAGGTATAATCCGCTATTACAGTATCACTAGATGTAGTGTTTGTAAATAAATTTTGTCCATATCTATCATATTTAATAATATCATCTCCTACTGTTACTGTATGAATTATATGTGCATCACTTGGTAATGCATATGATGAATCATATCTAGCATCAGGATTAGTTGTATTTTTACTTAGTTGTGCTTGTTTAGATGCAAATCTCCATCTACATCTTGTTAATAAATTTTCTAAAGTTGATTCGTATAATTGGTTTGCTACTTTTGATTCAGTAGTATTCTGAGTAAAACTTGAGATTGTATTTGCTCCTACTAGGACAAGTGCTTTATTACATATATCAAATTTACTATCAGCCATATTTTATTTCTATATTAAATGTAGGGGGAAGTAAATCCCCCCCACATAACTATTTATTATGTACCATTGATAGTAGTAACAGTAGCCGCACCTGTTGCAGATGAAACTACAATCATATCTACAGTTCTAGTACCGCCTGTTGAACCAACAGCTATGATAACATCATTCTGTTTTAGTTCAGCAGTAGCAGTATTGAAGTAGCCACTACCTATGATTGTTCCGATTGCGTCAGCAGAATCATATAGGAAAACACTATTTGACCCACCTGCAATTTTCTTTAAGTTGCTTGATGTATATGCCATGTTTATCTCCTATTCTGTTATTTGACATTCAATCATACCATTACCATCAATCTCTACTACTCCAAGACTCATGTATGATGTGATTAAGTTACTGACTTTTTCAGGAATGTAGTTGATCTCAGTTCTAATATCAGAACCCATAGCTACTCCGACTGCAGACTTGTGATAAGCATGACAATCTCTAGTAGTAGAAGCTTTTGATAAACCAGAATGAGTGAACCACATAAATCCAAGCCATCTCTTCGCAGTTAATCCACCAGCGTATGGTAAATCAGCTTCGCCTACATATTCAGCACGAGAGAATTGATCTATTTGAAGTAGATCAGCCCAACCTGCAGGAGATACTACAAAGTATCTTTGCCCATCATCAGGTACATCAGCCGCTCCAAATGACTCATAAACTGTCAATGCTTTTGCTAGAGTTAATCCAGCAGAACCATGTACAACATTACTTGCATTTGAACCAGCGTCTAATACATCAATGATTAGTTGGTCTGTTTTTCTCCCCAATGCCGCCGCCGCAGATTGAGATAGTACTTGTCTTTCGTCAATGTTAGTTTTTAGCTCGTCTAATCTATCGACATAATCTGCCGCATAGAAATCCGCTAAAGTAACATCAACAGTTGAGTGAGTGATATCCATAGTTGGAATCTGAGCGTGTCTGCTTTTTGAAACAGCACTACCAGTACCGACTTTTTGGAATCTCGCCTGACTCCCCTTTACATTATTTACTTGCCTTATTGTGTTTCTTAGCTTTGATCCCATTCTTTGGTAAGCCATGTGGACTTCAGCTTCGAACTGTTTAATAAAGGCAGTTGAAATAGATGTACTCATATTTATACTCCTTTGTTAGTCGTTGTTGTTAATTAAACAGTTGTCCGCATTAAATTAATTCGGTTGTCCATAAAGGACCGATCTCTTCTAATATGGGCTGTGTACCCTTTTTGACTACATTATGTAGTCGTTTATAGAAGTACAACACTTTTACATCTTTTACAAGCATAGGTTTAGAAAAATTATATCCTTGCCATTTTAACCATCTAATAGATTTAGTATGTTCTTCTGTAATGTAATTGGACAAATATATGTAATGTTCTTCTAGGTAATGTAACCATTTCTTGTTTCTTTTAAGGAAATATAGATAGTTTTTATCTAATTCTGTAGAGGATAAGAACCATATTGTGCCGATTTTATTATCTCTTCTTGATGGTACAGCACCAAAGATTGCGGCAACTTTATGTTCTTTTGTTAATATTGTGAATGAATGTACATTAGGTCTGCTATATCTAAATGGTTGTAATAAAGCTTGTAGGGGATCAAGCCCCCACAAAGCTATTTCATACCTGTCTAATGCCTTTAAGTTAGGAGCTAAAAGAAAACAATGTTCAGGTATAGTCTTTTCAACATATAACATTAACCCCTATAGAGTCTGTTAAATGCTTCATCAACTTTTGCTACATAAGATGGATCACGCTCTCTACCATCATAGTATCTTTTATCTTTCATCATGTTTCTAACATCTTCTATTGTTAGTGGTCTTTCAGGTTGTGCTACTTGTGCTGACCTAGATATGTTTTGTTTTTGAGATTCCATAATCTTTTCTAATGCTTCTATCCCATCAACATTAGAACCCATAGTTTGTGAAACTACTTCGTATTGTTCAGGACTAAAAAATGTAGATGCCCAACTATTTACTGCGTCTAATCTTGCTTCTGCATTTTCTCCTAGTTTAGTTTTCTCAGCTTCCATATCAGGTTGTTGTCCAACATAAGCATCAACATATTTATTGATACCCTCTTGATATACTTCTTGGTCATATGAATTTTCCCAACAAAAATTTCTCCACCATTCTGTCATAGGATTAGCATTAACTATATCTTCTGTAACATTCTCAGGAAGTTTAGGTAATTCATATTTCTCTATTGCTTCAGGTCTTTCAGCATTAGCTTCTTGTTTTAATTCATCAATGATTACATCTCTTAGTTCATCTTTCTTACCACCTACATATTTTTCTAAGTTAGTATAAGACTTACCAAACTCTTCTACATTGAGTTCGCCTTTCTCAGTATTCCAAAACTTCTCAGGTATATACTCAGGTCTTGGTGCTGGTTCTGTTGTAGTAGGAGCAGATGTTTCTTGTGGAACATTACTTTCTACTGGTGTTTCCTGTACTGGAGTTTGTTCCTGTACTGGTTGTGTTTGCTCTTCAGCCATTTTGATTCTCCTTTATTATGTTTTGACTTTTACCTTTATTGACTCTTCGCTGTATAAGACCAACTAAATATCTTTGACCCTCTAAATGTCTTAGAGCATGGTCTGATATTTCAGGTCCAGCAACAGAATCAATCGTTATTGATTTAAGGTATTGGAGAACTTCAGCACCTATTGGTGTACTAAACAATGTTTTAAACACATCATTTATTTTGGTTTCTTCTTCAGAACCTCTTTTAAAGTTATCCAAACCTATCAGGGCTTTATTTTGTTCTGACATATCAAATCCTTATCATTTTTTTGACTACACTTCTAGGGTAAATATTCCTATCCCCAAATCCTACTTCTCCATCATCATTCTGATAACTAGCAAATGACCATAGATACTTTGCAGTTTTTTTAAATATATATGCTTCTGTTTGTATAGTAGCACAATTCATATGTTCAAACTCATTGTAATCTGTAATCGTGGAATCTCCCACAATATCTTCCCATACTATAAGATATTTGTAATATGTTTTACCATTTACAACTATAGCGTTATTCTGTTTCTTTGTACTCATCTTTCAGGATCGCTTTCAAAAACCATATTGCTTTTCTAATATCTACTACTCCACCTTTTTCCCTATGCCTTGTAATATACTTAATAGCTGTTGCATCTGCATAAGGTAAGTGTCTTACATAGTCATATGTTTGTAAAGTTTTTCCACAAGTACATTTACCTGCTTGATAATAAGCTGGGTTAATTTTAGATAATTCTACATTATCAGATTGTTCATTTGCTTGTTTTGTTTTCTCATCCATTATACTAACTCTCCTATCCAGTTTCCATTTTTATCTAATACCATTGGAAGTAGTCTAGGTATTCCATTTAGTATTACTCCACATCCAATAATAAATCTTGTTCTAAAGTTTTTTGCATATGAGAATGCCATAGACTTTTGATTAATTAAACATCCTACATTCATACCAAAGAATA